TAGATCGCATTCTCTACGGTGCCGCAACAACGAATTCGGCAACCGATCACGCCACCTCGCTGGCCAATGTGGACGCCACCGCCGACAAGTTCACTGCGTCCAACCTGGCGCTGCTCAAACGCGTTGCGATGGGGGCAAACCCCCACATCAGGCCCTATAAAACCCGCAGCGGTTACGAGTATTTCGTCTGTTTTGCCGGCTTGAATACCTTCCGCGATCTCAAGGTCGATCTGCAAACTGTGAACAAGGATGCGCGGTCGCGTGAGGGTCGCGAAATCAACGGTGCTCCCGATAATCCTCTGTTCCAAGACGGCGACCAGATCTACGACGGAGTGATCGTCCGCCTGGTGCCGGAAATCTCAAATTTCGTCACCAACGTGTGGACGAGCTTGAAGACTGCGGGCAATGGCACGACGCGCGTCGAGCCGGTGTTTCTCTGCGGCCAGCAGGCGGTGGCGATTGCCTACGGGCAGATGGCCAAGCCCACCTTCCGCAAGGAAGATGACTATGGCTTTATCACCGGCACAGGAATCGAGGCGGCCTACGGCGTCGGTAAGATCTTCAAGAAGCATCCCAAGGCTGGAACGAAGTTGGTTCAATGGGGTGTCGCAACCGGGTTCTTCAACTCGGCCACCGATTAAGCGGATAGAGAAAGGAACAGAACCATGGTTGCTAACCTGATGACCAACACGCCGGCCCGCGATCCGTTCAACAACGGAGTTGTAGCAATCGTCGGCCGCCACACCCTGACCGCTGCGGACACCCCCGCAGCGACGAAGATCGGCACCATTCCGGCGGGCGCAATGATCCTGAGCATTGCCTCGCGAGTGGTCACGGCGGTGACCGGCGGCACGCCGGTTCTCGGCGTCAGCTATGTGGCGACGGGCGGCACTGTGCCGGCAGTCGGCACCTCCGGCAATCTGCAGAACGTGCTGGCGGAAGCGGCTGGGAGCGAAAGTGTGATGCCGCTAGCGGCGGCGGTGCTGCCGCCAACGACCGACATTGATATCTATGTCGGCACAACCGGCGCCGCGACCGCGGGCGATGTCGTCGTCGCCGTGCTGTACGTCAAGCCGCTATCATAATGGCCAAACTCACTTGGCTTGGAAGCACCGAAGGTTATCGGGAGGGGGAAACCCCTCTCGATAGCTGTACGTGGAACGGCGTCTTGTTCACCGCTGGCGACAAGGTGGAGATCACCGATGAGTGGATGATCAAGAAGGCGCGGGGCAACCGGTTCTTTCGGGTTGAGGAAAATGCACCCCCGCAATCTCCCCAGCCTGAGCAATCTCTGCCAATCGGCCTGATCCGCCCGGAAACATGGACGAATACGCCACCGGCGCCGTTCCCCGATTATCCGCCAGAGCCTGAGGATGAACCCAAGCGACGGCGCGGTCGGCCGCCACGCATAAGGGACAACGGCAATGGCGATCAGTAACTATGGCGAGTTGAAACAAAAGCTATCGCGCTATCTGTTCAATCAGCGATTTCTCGCCGATTACGACGACTACACCAAGATGTTCGAAGCCGACGCTAATTCGCGGTTGCGGGTGCTGCCGATGGAAACATCGGTGTTGCTTACCACCGTGTCCGGCGACGTGGCATTGCCGACGGATTACCTGCTCTGGCGCACGGTGAGGCCGACCGTTCCCACGGTCACAACCCCGACCACCGTGCCGCCGTATGATGAACTCGATTACGTCCATCCAGCTTATCTTCCGCCGGTGGGCCGCGGCTACGATCGGCTGTTCACTATCGAGGGCAGCACCTTCAAGGTGCGGCCGGTGGATGACCGCGTCGGTGCCTACGAATTTCACTACTATCAGAAGATCCCTACCCTGGTTGGCAGCGATCTCAACAGCAACTGGCTGCTGTCAGAATATCCAAACGCCTACCTGTTCGGGCTGATGGTTGAGGCCGCGGGGCATGGCCGCAATGCGGAAATGGCGCAACTCTACAAGGCGCGTCGCGATGAGGTATTCGCGGAGATCATCCAGCGTTATGCGCTCACCACCGGCGCCACCAGTCCGAGCGTACGCACGGCGGAGTATTTCTGATGCCCAGGATTGCGGTTCAGTTCGGCGAATGGCGGCCCGATCTGGCCTTGTTGGATAACCAATTCGCTAGCGAGATCGAGAACGTTACCGCCGGCGCCAATGCTTACCAGCCGTTCAAGGGATTGCTGGCGTTCGCCATGACGGCACTGTCCGGCCGGGTCTGCGGGCTAACTGCAGCCCGCAAAAATGACGGCACCTGGAAGATCTACGCCGGCACCACGGACAAGCTCTATAGCTGGTCGCTGGCCGGCTGGGTCGATGTCAGCCGCCTTGCCGGTGGCGCCTACAACGTGCCGGATGATGCGCTGTGGTCGTTCGCGCAATTCGGCACCAACCTGGTTGCGGTCAACATCAACGACGTGCCGCAAGTGATCGACATCGAAGCCGGGACCAATTTTGCCGCGCTGGGCGGCTCACCGCCGCAAGCGACTACGGTCTATCAGCTCGGGGATTTTCTGGTGCTATCCGGGCTCGATGCCAATACCCGGATGATCCAGTGGTCAGCCATCAATGACACTGGTGGCTGGACCGCCGGAACCAATCTGAGCGACATACAGGAATTCCCCGACGGCGGCCCGGTGCAGGGTGTGAGCGGTGGCGAAATCGGCTATGTGGTGCAGGAACGCTGCATCCGTACCATGCAGTTTCTGCCCGGTGATACCACCTACATTTTCAACTTCTCGCGGGTGCTGCACGATCGCGGCTGCATCAGCAAATACGGCTATGTCTGCATCGGCAATAATCTCTATTTTGTGGCGGAAGACGGGTTCTACGCCGTCACCGGGCAGCAAGTGGTGCCGATTGGACATGACAAGGTCGATCAATGGTTCCTTGCCAATTCCGATCGTGATCGCCGCAATGAAATCCAGGCATTCTCCTTTGTCACAGCGCCGCATATCGCCTGGGCGTTTCATTCGTCCTCGGCTAGCCACAACTATGATCGTCTGATCATCTACGATTGGAGCAATCAGAAATGGTCGAAGGCCACCGAGGAAGCCCAGGTCTGGGCCACCAGTGCATTGTCGGCGGTCGCTCTTGATCTGGATACTACCGGCTCCGAGCCGTTCGACGCTGTTCTGGATATTCCATCAACATCGTTCCAGACAGATGCGTTCCAGCAGAACGCCTTTCAAACTGTCGTGGCGGCATATACGCCCGCGCAGCCCCTGGACAGTTTTGCCTATGCGGGCGGTCGGCCGCTGATTGGCGGGGTTGACGAGGATGGATTTCTGTCCGCGCTCAACGGCCCCAATCTGCCGGCGATGCTGGAAACTGCCGAAGCACATCCGGTCCCCGGCATGCGAACATTTGTATCCGATGCCTATCCGCTGGTTGATGATGCTAGTGCCGGAACGACAGTTGCGGCTGCGACGCGCGAACGATTACAAGACCCCATTGTCTGGGGTCAGCCAGTGGGGGTGGAAATCACCGGCTCGGCGGCGCTGTACGCCTCGGCGCGATTGTATCGCTTTCGGGTGGCGATCCCGGGTGCTGTAACTTGGACCTATGCCCAGGGCGTGCAGATCGAAGCACAGCAGGACGGGAGCGTTGCATGAGCCAAGCCCCGTTCCGCATTGGCTTTGATGAGGCGCGCGATCCCTACGCCGCGCGCATTGCGCTGCGCCTTCAGCCTGGCGTGCATGTGGTCGGCTTGGATGCTAGCGGCAATGCTGCTATCCGCGGCTACATCGAAGGCGCGGAGATCAGTGCGCCAGCCGCGCCCGCAGCCAATAGCGGCCGACTGTACTTCCGCGACAACGGCGCGGGCAAAACGCAACTAGTGGTCCGCTTTCCGACCGGCGCGGTTCAGGTCATAGCAACGGAGCCATAAGACCATGGCCATTTCTGTCACCCATCCTTTTGTATCGGCCAAGCTGGATGACGCCGATGCGACATTGGTGCGGCCGAGCAATTGGAACGCCGCCCATACGATAACGATGGCGACCAACAAGTTGATGGGCCGGGCGACAGCAGCAACCGGCGCAGTGGAAGAAATCTCGCTCGGCACCAGTCTTTCGTTTGCCGGCACGACGCTCAACGCCGTGCAGAGCGTTTCGGCAGCTTCGCGGCTACTGGGCCGCGGCTCGGCGTCCGGTGCGGGCGCTGCGGAAGAAATCACGCTCGGCGCCGGCCTGTCGATGACGGGAACAACTTTGGCGGCCACGGCGGCCACGGCCACCGTGACGGCCCCGCAGGGTCGCTTGACGTTGCAGACTGCAACGCCGGTGATGACGACGACGCAGGCGGCCAAGACCACGCTCTACTACACGCCGGCCGTCGGTGGCATGGTGCCGATCTACGATGGTTCCAGCATGGTGATGACGGCATTCACCGAATTGAGTGTCGCCACCAGCGACACCACCAAGTCGCCTGCTGCGATCGGTGCCAGCAAGGTCAATGACTGGTTTGTATGGTCGGACGCGGGCACTCTGCGACTTGGCCACGGGCCGGATTGGACCAATGACACGACGCGCTCGGCCGGTACCGCGTTGACGATGGTCAATGGCATTCTGCTCAACAATGTTAGCATCACCAACGGCCCGGCGGCATCGCGTGGTACCTATGTCGGTACTACCCGCAGCAATGCGTCCTCGCAACTCGATTGGCAGTTCGGGGCGTTTGCGGCTTCCGCAACACCTGGGCTGTTCGGAGTTTGGAATTGCTACAATCGACGGCGGATTTC